ATCTCTGAGCTTTAAAATATTATCATATATTTTAGGATTTTCTCTAGCAAATTCTCCTGTAAAATAATTATGAAAATTAGGAGCAAGGTCTTTGGCTTGCCCTGTACTCACAAAATGCCTTACAAACTCTGCAAAACCCTCGCTAGTTCTTAATTTACTTTTGTCATAATCTAATTGACCTAATTCTTGTTGCCATTCTTTAAACTGAGGTCGCTGTTTTGGTTGATTACCCCAAATTTTATTATCTAAAAAATGAGCGACTTCATGTGCAAGTACATAAATATCATCTGTGACTCTTGAACGCACTGTTTTTTTATCTGGTCTAAAAAACCCAGCTACACCTCTCATTTTTTCTGTAGCTTTACCTCTAATCGTTGCACCAAAAGCATTACGCATAAATTGCACAATTTCAGCACGACTTGTTCTTTCTACATCTGCAACTCTTTCTTTTGCGGCATTGGTATCACTAAAATGTTGATTTCTCTCAGATGCTTCAATATTTACTTGTTTTAATGTACTGGCATCTACTTTATCTAACTCAGATTCAAAAGGAAACTCAGGGGTAGGAAAATCAGAGTCTTTTTCTTGAATCAGTTTAGACGCTCTAAGTGCAGAATTTTGGAGTTGCAATAATTGAGCATTGGTTTTATTTGGCTCTGACATTTGTTGTAAAGTCATATTAAGGTTTTCTTTTAAACCATTAATTTCTCTTAATTCAGATTCAGTAGATGCTTGAAGTTTTTTAATAATTTTACTTGCTTGTTCTTCAATATTATTAACTTTATCTACATTTAATTGAAGTTCTTTTAATTCAGAAGTATTTAAAATTTCTTTTGCTTTTTTTGTTATAGAAAATTTTTCACCAGTCCAATCTTCTTTATAATCCAAACCTGTTTTTTCAATTTTTATAAGTTCATTACTTGTGGGTAAATCCCCAGCATCATTCCATAAATCATACTTGTCATATAATTTTTCTTCAACTTTTAATGCTATTGTTCCATCTGCTTCGCCAAACAATTTGTCTTGTTTCTTACTTAAAACATTCAAAGCTTTGCTAATTAAATCTGGTTTAGTTTCTACTTTAGCAGGCTTTGCCTTTGGTTGAGCGATTGGCTCTCCTTCTACCAATAACCCTCTAGGCGTTTGAGTTGTCTCTCCTATCTTTTCTGTTTTTAATATCTCATTTGTTTTGGGTTTACCAATCGTTTCTTTAACCTTACCCCACCAACCACGATCTACAAGTTTAGTAACCTTTTCAGCAGGAACTTTAATAGTGACACCATTTTGAACAGCAGTTCTATATTGCGAACCTGTTAACCCTAAATCTAAAAGCAAATCTTTTTCTTCTGGACTAAATTTATCTTTTTTCCCTTCACGCAAAATAGATCGGACTTTCTTAGCATCCATATACACTTCTTTAGGTAAATTGTATTCATCGATATATTTTTTTGTTACCTTCTCCGTTAGCCTACCAAAAACACCCTTAGTACGATTACGAACTGAACCTATAATCCAACCCTTACCGATTAAATCTATTATGTTAAGAAACTCTTTGTAATTTCTTTCAGCATCCTCTGGAAGTAGATCAGAAATATTCTTACCACCACCTAATTCATATTCTTCATCTGTTACAGCAGAAATGATAGCGTTTTCTGCTTCATCTAAAGCCATAAATGCAGCTACACCTAATGATGTCTTTAAAACACTATTACTTAAAGATAAAGTTAAAGGATTTGAAAAAGCTGCAATGGGTATTGCAGCAGAAAATCCAAATTCAATAGATTCCATAGTGCTTGGATCAGGTTGGATACCTGTTATCTTTGGATCACGAATTAACTGGTCGTAATTTTTTTCAACATTTCTTAGTGACCTACCAGTATCCTTACTGATTTGATAGATCATCTGACCTTTGACATTAGTATTTGTTTTATCTTTAAAAATATTACTAACCCACCCTCTAAATTTTTTACCTACTGTGGGTTCTGGTGCAGCACGAAGAGATGGTGTGTTTGGAGGTTCTTTTGGAAATAAATCAGCAACTTGTGTTGCTTTAGGTGTTTCTAAAACAAATCCAGGTGGCAGTGGTGCTGTTTCACTTTCTAATATAAAACCTTTAGGAAGAGGGGGAAGTTTTACTCTACTGGTTGCCATTTATTTAATTCCTCATTGTAGATTATTCTTTGTCCTGTAGCTGGATTAATTGCAATTTTAGGTGTATTATCAACTGCTCCTAAAGCGCGCTGAACATCAGAAGGACTATCTTCCATTTCATCAAATGCAGAGCCAACAGTAGGACTTCCTAATCTTAAATTTGTATCAAATCTAGTTTTTCCTAATGAGTCTTGAGTGGTACTCTGGCTAACAATAGGTTGATTTGTCATTCGTTGATATAATATAATATTTGTATTTGTAGGATTCGCAGATACAAACTCATCAAAAGTAAGTCCAGTTGCTGTCGCAGCTTCTAAAATTTGCTTTTCAAGCATTTTAATTTGATTCTGCTCCATTGTATTTTTAGGGGTAGATGGTTTCTTTTTTCTTGCAGCTACCTCCTCTTTAGTGGGTACATTTCCCACCATTCCTATATCTCTTTTCACTTGCTCTTCTAAAATTTCTGCTTCTTTTAATAAATCAGCATCAGAATTTTTATTCTCTGCTTTTCTTGCAGCTATTTCTTCTGGGGTTGGTTGACTACCTACCATTCCTATTTTTCTTCTTAAACTTTCCTCAGTTGCTTCAAGGTTTTTTAACTCATTTTCTTCTCTTTTTTTAGTTTCTGCTGGAGTTTCATAATCTAAACCACCATCACTTATTGCTTTTACTGCCAACACAGGATCACCTCCTTGAAGTACAGACAGTCTAGCGTTTAAAATTGACGATCTATTTTCTGGAGTTTGAGGTAAACCTGATATTAAAGAATTGAATGTATTTAAATTTTGAGAAGAGTTCTTTTTATTTTCCTCTCTTTCTTGTAGCATTTTTTGTAATGCCATTTGACCACCTTGCACTGCTCCTGCTGCAAAACTAGATGCAACTGCTTGACCAAGATTAGGTCTTTTCTTTACTTTAAATTTAAATGCCATGTTAAACTCCTAATAAATATGAGGTTGCGGCTGAACCTGCTCCTTCTGCGGCTGACATCAAGACTGACTCCCACCACTCAGGTTGAGCATCTAAAGTAGCCTGAAACTGAGCGCGATCTGTTTCTTCACTTGTCATAAATCGTGTCATTGCATCTGTCAAAGATTGTTGGTTTTGATCTAAACTTGCTAAATCAAAATCACCTTTAATCCCTAACTGCGTTGCACCCGCTAAATCTGCGGATGTTTGTGCCTTAGACCGAGAAATATAGTCTTGAAGGCTTCGTTGTCCGCCTTCTTGGACTTGTGGCGTTAGAGCTTCAATTTGAGCTTGATCTCCTCCTGATCCTAAAATAGCTCGTTGGAGTTGATTCATTAATTGACCTTGCTGTCTAGCACTAATTCGTGAAGCTAATTCTTCTCTTTCTCTACCCGCTTGAGTGATACGCGCTTCATACTCTTCTAAATTCTCATCAAACTCACCTTTGCGCTCTAGTGTAAGGTTTGCATTTTGCGCTTCTTCTAAAGTTGCGTATGATTTTCCATCTTCACTTTTATAAAACCCTGTTTCTGGGTCAAAAGACACATCTTCTCCAGCAAGTTCTTGAGTTTGTTGACCTTGTAATTGAGTTAATTGAGCATTTGCTGCTCTTTTTAAATCACCGACTTTTTGCTTGCGGATTTTGCCTGATAATTGTGTTTTAGGATAATTCCCAACATTCTGTGTCCATACTACTTGTCCTGTATTCTGATCTATAATTTTTGCAGATATAGTATGCCCCATTCTATTTTTGCTATATGATATTTTATATCTATCCATAATGTCCTCTACTTGTTATATATTTTATAATTTTATTTAATTTTTAAACTGCTGAAAAATATGAGACCGCCTTACTTGCTTTGGTTGCAACCGTACTAGCAGGACTCGTTTGGCTAACTGATACTTCATAAAACTCATCTGTTCCAAGTGGAGCATTTGGAATAATTGATCCAAATCCTGCGCTTTCGCCATTGACAACTGGTACAGATAAATTTAGAGTTGAAACAACATCTGTAAAACTTGTATTAGATGGATTTGCTTTTTTTATATCAACATCAAATCCATAAGTAATAGTACTTCCTGAACTATTAGCAGGAGTGGTGATATAAAAATAAATTATTTTAAGTTTACACGAAAAAGGAACAATAAATTGCCTACCTCCTGAAAGGTTAGGTTCATTGACATCGCCAGTAGCATATTGTAAGTAATTAATAAAAGGATTATCCCCTGTGGTAAAATCAGCAGTAAAAGAATGATGAACACACCAAGTTCTCATTTGAGTAGCTCCATTTAATAATGCAAGAATTTCTGCTCGAAACTGTCCTAAATATGAACCAAAATTTCCTTTTACAATATTATTAATCTTAAAATCAATTTTACTTTGTGGGGAATCTTCTTGATTTAACTTGATTGCATTTTGCATTGAAATAAATTGCCATTCATTGTTTACTTTTACTGCAAAATAACGTATGCCATTATGAATACAAATACCAGTATCTCCATTATCACCTTCTGTGGGTGCAAAAAACCCTTGTTTTGTTTCAAGCATAGTATTTTGCTTTTTTTCTAGCTCAATATCAAGTTTGTCTTGGTCTATATTCATTACGGATTGCTGCCTAAGATTTGATAATCAATATCCATAGAATCAATTTCTAAATTAGAAGCATCACACGCTACTTCTATGGTCATGGTTTTACCTAAACTAGCACACGCAAGACTTGTACTATTTACGGTGGATTGTGTTCCGAAAGTGAGTGTGGTATCTGCGCTACCTGACCCATCTACATAAATCTTAACTGTCACATTTGAAGATGCTTTATACATTAAGGTAATCTTATTAATTCTTTTTTGTGTATCGGGAGAACCAAAATCAAAACGCTTACTAGTGACGGTGGAGGTAGTAGAAACCGCACTTCCAGTATTTAATTGTGTAGCGGTTATATCTCCATCGTTGTTATCTATATATTGAGCGCGTAAACCATTACTCACTGCAAAATTACTGATGCGGTCTGTAGCGGTTATAGATGACCGATGCCAACTACCATTGTCTAAATTCATTACCCAAGCTGAGCCATCTGTTTCATCATTCACCACAATCAGTTCATTATCAATACCATCGTATCCAATCTTTGGCTTTGCTAATGTTAGAGCTTGCCAAGAATCTTTAATTTTAAATGAAAGCTCTTTGACATTATTAACATTTACCGCATAAATCGCATTTTGATTAGCGCATACTAAGCCAAGAGGAGTTTCACAAACGGAATGTTTATGTGTTGCTCCTACCCCAACAAATACACGCTCTAATTGATGTGATTTATTATAGACATAAGTATTTCGACTTTTAAAGACAAATAAACGATCTCTATATGACATTAATTTTATAATCTCATCGCCATCATTGACCCCAACAGTTAAATAACGACCAGGTAGAATTTCATCTAGTTTAAAAGGATCGGTAAAATAAATACGATTTTTTTCCCTTGCAGTTTGTTCATTTTCATCTACGGTGTCTATATCTGCATAATATCCGCGATTATTTAAAACTGCGGAGGTGTTCCATTTTATAGATGCTAATTTAGTTTTTGAGGTTCTCCCCGTT